TGAGCATGGTGTCGTACTGGGCCGAGGTCCGGTGCTCGTGGTATTCGTCAACGATCGCGCAGCTCGGTGAAGCACCGTCACCTGGATCACCGATCAGCGGCTCGAAGCGGCTGAAGTCGGACGGAATGTTCATGTTCGAGGCATTAACCTCGATCCCGGCAGCTTGAATCAGCATGGGGGACTTGCTGACCATCAGCTTCGCAGGCCGGAAGACCTCCCACGCCTGTTTCTCGGTCGTCGCGCCGGCATACACCTCGGCGCCGAACTCACCGTCGGCCACAAACATGCTTATACCAACGCCGCCCGCTACTACGGACTTCCCGTTCTTGCGGGGCACTTCCCAATAGCTCTCACGGAATCGGCGGTGCCCGCCTTTCTTCTTGACCCAGCCAAATGTGACCGCCAGGCCGAAAAGCTGCCAAGGCTCAAGGGTGATCAGCTGACGCTTAAAAGCCCACTCGCCCTTTGTGTGCGGCAGGAGCTGCATCAGCTTCAGCTTCTTTTCAGCCTTCGCGGGATCAAACTTGAACCGGAACCCACGCTTGCGGCTGGCAGCCACATCGTCGAAGTGGCGCTGCACGGCCTGGTGGATGTAACGGCAGGCTGGCACCTTTCCGCGAAGCAATGACCGACCCCACGCCATCGCCTTGTCGACGTTAGGGTGGGCGGATTTGGCCATCAGCTACTCAGTAATTTGGCGAACTCGTTGGTTTCCTTTTCTTTATTGCCGCCGATCAAGCGTGTGCGGCTCGCCGGGTCCAGGCCCAGCATTGATCCGAACGTCACCATCTGGCGCATCGTTTCGTTGGCCGCGGTCAGGGCGGGATTCTTCATCGGCCCGCCGGTGGCGCCGGTCACCACAATGCCGTGCTCCTTAATCGACTCCTGCGCCATGCGCCAGTTGTCATAGGCGCTGCAGAAGGCTTCGACGTTATGCAGATCGGTGATCGCTACGACGTTCTCGCGCAAAAGCTCCGGAACAATCATGTTCCACATAGTGGCCGCCCGAGGGCTGAACCACTCCGGTGGGTCGATCTGGGTGATCTTGGAAAACTGGGGCTCGGCGGTGTTCAGCGCACGCTTGCCCGGGTTTCCGGCCAGTGCTTTCTTGGCCGTTGGCTTGGGTTTGCGACCACGGCCGGCGACCGTGGCGGTGCCTCCCATCGCGCAACTCCTGAATTTTTAATTTCGCGGGTGTAAAAAAACGACTGAGGGCGCGGTCTAGAAGCGAAAGGTCCGAGACTTTTGGCCCTCCCCACCCCTAGAAATGGGAATTTTTCTCATTTTCACTAAATTCGATGATATTAGACGAGAATCAATCTCATTCATGCATTGCCGGCACGGGACGTCCTTGCGTTGCCCCATCCACCATCCTCTGCCGCCGTCTTGCGGCTGTGGCATGGGTGACATAGGCCCTGCCAGTTAGAGCGAACCCAGAAAGCTTCCTTGTCGCCACCGTGCGGCACGATGTGGTCGAGATCGGTAGCTTCCACCACCAATCCTTGGCGCTCGCACTCGGCACACAGCGGGTGCTTGGCCAGGTACGATTTGCGGGCCTGCTGCCACTTGTAGCTATAGCCACGCTGACTGCTGGTCTCGCGCTGCATCTCCCGCTGCTTCACTTCGAACTGCTTGCCCACATCCTTGTGCTCATCACAGTACCGAGGGTTGCGGGTCAGTACGTTGCAGCCCTGAGCATTGCATGGCTTCTGCGATCTCAGCGGCATGGTGTGCCGTCCATGTATCGGAGGGGTTGGGCATCGGGGTCTTCGGGTTCATCCTCGGCCAGCGCCTGGATCAGTAGGTCGAGACGCTCGGCTACCATCTGCATCGCCTTCGCCTGGGCTTCCTGTGCTGCCGTTGTTCTTTCCAGCAAGGAGATCAGCTGCTCGTTCATACGCTACTCTCGACCATTTCTTGATTCGCTCGCGCCGGGCGGCGCATCCACTACAGGCCATGATCAGTTCACCCTTCACCCGATGAGCGCTTGGGTTTCTTTCAGAGCGATCGCCTGGAGAACCGCAACGATGAAACCCTGCGCCATCCCGCCAGTTTTGGCTTCATTGAGAGCAGCGGTGATGCGCTGGTCGAGAAGGCTGACCTCGTGGGCACCCGGTGCGACTGGCGGCAGGTCAGAGGACTGGGCGACCTCAGTCACTGGTGCTGGTGCTCGTTTACGTGGCATGGCGGACCTCGGTTATCGAATGGTGCAGGTCGGCCACTTGCAACGCGCAAATGCGAGCGCGCCTGCATGGTCGTGGTCTTCCGGCATGATCATGGGGAATGGTGGGTAGTCCAGCACTGTGACGTACCAGGACTTCTTCACTGTGCAGTCGAGAGGCGCTGCTTGAGCGCGTAGCCCATCAGTGGCCACAGCTCCTGGGTAGCGTTGTCGATGGCGATCTTCTCGCCGATCTCTGCATTGTCGTTCGCCGATGACGCGCTGGCGGATGGGCGCCCGGTCACTGCGAAGCCAGTGGCCGTGGTCAGCACCGCCCAGCGCAGAATCTGACCAGAGGGCGAGACATGCTTAACGATTTCCGTATGGGCAATGTTGGCCTGTAAGTCTGAGAGGCTGACACGTGGCGCGATCAGCGCCTTGGCTTGAATCTCTTGCTCAATTGCTTGGTCGTTCATCTGAATCACCTCGCGCCACGAAGCGGGCGCATCTGATTTCATGGCGGCTTACTTGCTTTGGCTGCGGACAATCTGCGCATCAACCTGGTCAGCGCACGTGTCGAGCAGCTTAATGGCCTGATCCTTCAGCTCCCATACGTCGCCGTTGTCACGCAAATCGGTATCGTCTGCATTGACCCGCTCGCAGGGGACCATCTCAGGGGTTTCCAGCCTTATTGTTGTGGTCTTTGTTACCACTTGCGGCTTTGCCGCGCAGGCCGTCAGGCAAAGGCTGAGCAGCCCAATCACGAACAGGTTTGCTGTTGCGCTTGAGATCATCGAAATCCTTCCTCGCCTTCTTGGCTTTGTCCTCGCTGGCCTTGATGCGTTTGTTCAGGTCGGCGGTGTATGCGGCATTGCGGGCAGCCTCGGCTTTCAGCGTGGTGATCGTGGCCTGGCTTTCCTTGTTGGCATCGACGGCCTGCTGCTTTGCGTCACGCTCAACGGTGACGGCGCCCTGTAGGGAAACGACGCGGACCTGCTGGATGGCGATCAGCAACCCCATAACGATTGCGATGACGATGGCTGCGGCAATGGCGCGCAACGTGGAAACGGATTTGGCTACTGCGACGACGGGCTCGATGTTCATACTGAGTCTGCCTTGCGCCCGAGGAACCTGATGATCAGCTCCCGGATCGCGGTCACGCCGATGAACCCGATGGTGCCGCCGGCGGCAACTGACAGACTCGAGGGCCATGCCATCCATTCGATGACGCTGCTGGCTGAAAGGCTCAGGGCACCGCAAATCAGCGCCTCAAGCACGACGCGCCATTTGTTGGCCTCTTTGCCTTCATAGAGCACGCGCAATAACGAGATCGTTGCGGCCATGATCGCTCCTTGCCAGAGCGGCGTCGTGATGATCAGCCAGACGTGCGCCCAGAAGTCAGGTGTTTTTTCCGGCATCGTCGACATCCGACAGTCCACCCTTGCGGGATCGGCATATGAAAAAGCCCCGGCAAATGCCGAGGCTCGAATTTGGGGATGTCTTTCCATCAGTCCGCCAAAGCCACCCCCAGCACACTCGAGGTAAAGGGCCCAATGACTGCCGGTGTTTTTCCGTACGCCGCACTGCCGGCTAATCGACGTCCAGGCCTTTCCCGAAGGAACCACCCTGGCTATGGCGTCCTGCACACACAAAACATTAATTCATCATAAGTGTTGAAAACACACATATATGATGTATAATGAACCCATCAGCAAAACACAAAGGAGGGCTGATGAGCTGTAACGAGTTCAAGCGGTGGCTGCTCAAGCAAGGCGTAGAAATCACGAAGCAAAGATCCAAACACTTCAAGATCTTCTACAACGGCAAGCAGACGGTACTTCCAGACCACGGAGCCAAGGAGATAGGCGAAGGACTTAGGAAGGCAATCATCAAACAACTGGGCCTCAAGGATTGAGGCTCTACCCTTTGAACCGGGTTCATCAGCTACACAGAGAGGAAACACGTATGTACAGCTACGCAGTAAAGGTTCACGCCGAGGCGGGTTCGTTCTGGTCTTCGTGCCGCGACATCCCAGAGGCTCACAGCGCGGGCGATACCGAAGAAGAGCTTCTGGCCAACGCAGTCGAAGGGCTTGAACTCGCCTTGACCATTTATGTCGATCAGTCTCGACCTATTCCGCTCCCCTCGCCCCCAACTGAGGGCGAGCGGCTTGTGCATTTACCGGCGCTGCTGGCGGCAAAGGTAGCGCTCTGGAACGCTATGCGCGATGCCGGTATGCGCAAGGCTGACTTGGCCAGGTTGCTCCAGTCATCACAAACGAAGGTAGATCGCTTGGTCGACTTTGAGCACAGCTCGAAGATCGAGCAAGTGGAAGCAGCACTGGCGGCCTTGGGCAAGCGCTTGGCCGTTTCAGTGGAAGCGGCATAACTCGTCTGATCTGAGATTCAGCGGTACCAGAAGTGGTAAAAATGCCGTGGCATTCCGCCATGGATAACACAGCGAGGCTCGTATGAAAGCAGACGTCTATTTCAACAAAGGCCGCACAAAAATCCTGCTGCTCGTTCCAGGTACAAAACCCGATACGCTTCCTGAAAAAGGGCAAGCTTTCGCCGCTGGCTTAGAGTTTCAGAGCACTTGGGAGATAGATCCCGATAAGCCCCGGATTGGTCTGAACCAGAAGGAGGCTTTGATCTCTCTCCAGGAAAAAGGCTATTACGCTGCAACCGTCGATATTCGAGTTGAAGAGGTTGATAACTAAGCAAAAAAAACCCGGCTCAGAAATGGCCGGGTTTTCGTTGTTAAGTCTAGGTGTCGCGCTGAATCAGCTGAACACCGTGGCATGAAAACAGACGTATTCCATATGGACAACTATTTTCTACGCGGCCTCTCGAAGGTCCTCCAATGCGCAGTCAATCCATGCCACACCTGCCTTGATCAGCTCACGCGCCTTCATCTCGCTGACACCATAGTGGCGCCCCACCCGGGTGGCCGGCCACTTCGCGCCGTAGTAGAGCCAGATCATGTCGCCCATCTGCGCCTCACGGCGGCAGAGCCTAGCTACGGCCGCGTCAACAACCCCGGCAAGCTCGTCGGTGATGACGTAGGACTTGCTCGTTGAGGGCATCACGTCTCGCATGATTGCCAGCGATGGCGATGTGTAGCCCGGCACGCCCATACCGTCCATACGCCAGAAGCCCCACTGTTCCAGCATGTTCTCGGTATCGCCCAGAGGACGGTGCAACGGTTTGCGGATATTCATGTTCAGTCCCCTGTGTAGTTTGATCCGCCGGCACCGCGGCGGTTGTTCTGTTCGTATTGTTCGTACGCGCCGCCCTGGCTGTGCCGTGCCCGGTTCAGCTCGGCGGCCATGTGGCGCAGCTTCATATTCAGTTGCGGCACCAGGTCTTCCAGCGGGAGCGCGTCACCCGTCGACTGATCGACCCAACCGGAGGCGTTGCAGGCGGCACAATCGATTTCAAAGAAAACGCCCTTGGTGCTGCCTGCGCCGCGGCAGGTTGCGCACTCCATCAGCGGCTTCAGCTCCTTGCGAAACGCGGGGCCGTGCGACTTCTTCATTTGGCGTCCCTCGATTGCGCCCGAAGCGCGTCGTTCTCTCCGCGCAGGCGGTCTATGTCGCCCTCGGCAGAGCGCAGGCAGCCCCGGATTACTTTCAGAGTGTCCTCACTGACCTCAAACCGGCACTCGATGGCGGTGATGGCGGCTCGGAGATCGGCGTTCTCCGCCTTGAGCTTGTCGCAGCGCTCGACCTGTTCGGCAAAATACTGTCGATTGCGATGACTATCATCAGCCGCCCTTTCATGTTTGCCGATGAGTGCCAGAACGGCTACAGGGCTCGCGGCGGCGATGAATGCCTCTGCCGAAAAGGTCGGTATTGAAGCGAGCGCGGACGATTCCTCAGCGAACCACGCATCACCATTGATTTTCCGGCACCACTCAGCGAGGGACTTCAGGTTGGCCTCGGCGACAATTTCGCTCTGAATACTCATTTTGAAACCTCGCCTATGGTTGATTCTTGAATAGGGGTGCAGGCCATATGCGGCGCGGCCTGTAGCGATTTGTCGGAGTCCTCAAATCTAAAGCCGGTCAATCCGAGGATGACGTTCAGCCCCTTGCCGTCTAGATGGCGGTGCCACTTCTCCAGCGCGTCACGCTTGCGGGCCATGACGTCAGACTGGATGTAAACCTTCACGTTGTGGCCCATGGCGTGGTTGATCAGCAGCTCGCCTATCAGGTGGTCGATCCCGATGTCAGCCCAGCCTGTGCGGGCCAGCTTGCGGAGGTCGTGACTTGTCCACTCGCCCTTCCCTAGACGCGTGAACACGGCACTGGCCTGGCTCTCGCTCAGCGGCTTGCCTCGGCGTCCGGGGAACAGGAATGGCCCGGTGTAGCCTCGGTTCTGCTGTACCTGGCGATACAGCATCAGCAGGTGCCGGACAGCGTCGGTCAGCGGCAGGTAATGCTCCACCCGGGTCTTCGTGTCAGCCGCTGGGATAAACCAGACATTTTCGGCAAGGCTTATGTGGTCCCAACGCGCCTGGCGGGTTTCACCAATACGGGTGCCATGGCAAAGCATCATCAGCGCCAGGATCGCGTCGTTCGGGATGGGAAACAGCTCACGCAGCAGCAGCTGCAGAAGCTCCTCGATGTGGACACCGCGGAGCCGTGACGGCTTGACGGTGACCTTCGCCTTCGAGAAGTCGCTGAACTTGATCCCGGTCAGAGGATTGCTCGCGATCAGACCCAGCTTATGGGCCTGACGGAATGCCAGCGCCAACAGCTGGAAGACCAGCCGCACGTAATCGATGGACAGCGTCTCCTGCATCGGCCACATCAGCTCACGGTCGAGGAATGCCTTGTCGATATCGGTCAGTGCTGCAGACCCGAGGCGCGGTAGGAGGTGACACCTGATCGCGGAGGCGGCAGTGTCTTTGCGCTTGTCAGAGAGGCTGCGATCGCGAGACATGCGTTCGGCGTACCACTCCAGCAGCTCGCCCACGGTCAGCCACTTTGAAAGGTTCGTGCTCGCGCCGGCGTCCAGGCGTAGACGGATGTCAGGCAGCGCCGCGATGACGTGCTTGACGGACAGATCCGGGTAGCTGCCGATCCGATTCCACTTGCCGCGCACCACCAGAAACCACGACGCCCGGGCGCGGGTTTTGGCAAAGCGCAGGTAGAGGCCTCGATGCTCGTAATCCCGAAGGTCACGGACCGTGCCGGCCGCCTGCCGTTTGATTTCGGCGTCGGTGATCTTGACTGCTGCCGTCGTCATGCAGCCACCACAGTCGGAGCGAGTCGAAGGTAAGCGCGGATCTGCTCCATCGCATCGAAGTGGCCCTGGCACACGATTGCCAGATAGCCCTGATCGTTGAGCCGGCGGATCCACGCGTGCTGGCTGGCTGAGACCGGAGCCGCACCCGGCGGCGTGGCCTTGAACTCGAGGTAGAGCCCGAAATAACCGCCGCGCGCCATCGGAAGCACAAGATCGGGCACGCCCGCTTTGACGCCCTGCCCCTTCAGCTTGATGGCGACCAGCTTGTGACGATGCCCGCCGTTGGGCACGTGGTAGATCAACTCAGCCACAGCAGGCAGGCGCAGTTCGAGCTCCTTGATCAGTGCTGCCTGCTCCAGGCCCTCGCGGTCGACCGGCTTCGCGCGGGTAGCCTTCGGCTTGAACAGCCTCACTTGGATGCGCCTTTAGCTGAGCCGCGGGCCGGCGTGAAAACGAAACCGTCCCGGCCGGCGCGGAGCACGACGGAGTTATTCAGCAGAGCTTTCAGTTGGTCCCAAGTCGTGATCACGCCGCCACCTTCCCTTCGTTGACCAGAATGTCGATGGTCCGCACCATGCCTTCCATGTGCATCATGCGGAGTTCATCACGGCTGAACTCGGTGTTACGGCGCGCGTCGACGGCGTCATGGCAGGCCGAGCACGCCCAGGCCGCCTGCAAGTCGTGCGGCTTCAGGCCGGTGCCGCAGCGCGTCCCGGCCATTCGGAGGTGAGCCAGCACCGTGGTTTCGGAATTGCCGTTACATACACCTGGTATGCGGATCTGGCAGTCACGCCCGCGGGCCGCCTTTGTCAGCTTGGTTTGTCGCACGCTGTTGGCTCCCGAGAATGATCGACAGTGACCTCAATCTCCCAGCAATGGGAAAGCATGGCGTCGGTGGTTTTTGTGGTGTGCCAGCCCCGGTAAATAACGTTGTCCAGGCTGTATCCGTGTTTCTTCACCAACAGGTCGCAAAGCGCTTCGTTGATCTCCGCTTCCGATACGGTCGCCTTGAGGGTCGTGGCGTGGGTGCGGGTAACGTGGGAGTTCATAAGCTGCCCCCGAACTGGAACTCGATAGGGATCACCCGATGCGAATAGCCGTGCTCGATCAGCAGCACGGCGCAGCACAGGAAGCGGATCAGTGCATGGAAGATCTTCATTCGGCCAGCCTCTGCGCTTTTTTCTCGAGTTCGATCAGCAGCTCGATGAAGTGCTTGGCCTTTTCCAGATCGGCGATACCGCCCTTGGCGCGCCAGCGCGTCACGTACTTGATGACGCTGCCCTCGGCGAACGGAATCCCGTTGGCATGGATGAATTCGATGGGCTGAATCTTCAGCGACTTGTAATGGTCGCCGGACACTTGGGTGTTGAGTGCGCTCATGCTGATGCTCCGGCGCGGCGGGCGCGCAGTTCGGCCAAGGCCTTGTTTCCGATATCGGGAGTGCGCCGAGCTTCAGCGCGGGCCGGCAGGGCCAAGGGCATCTTCTGCAGTGGAAGACCCTCAATCATGCGTCGGCAGGTGATGACGTAGTTGCGCTCGAACAGCTTCATGGCCAGCGATGTTTCGAGGCGGTTGAGCGGCTCAAAGCCGCACTCTTTGGCTGTGTGCCAGACCGCTTGGTGCGACCACTTTGCCTGTCCGGCCATTGACGGGTGAGCGTTGCGGCAGGCCTCGCGGAAAGCCTTCTCTAGAGGTGGGATACCGAGCATTTCCGGCGTGGGCTGGCACAGCTTGATGAACTTGCCCACGCTCGGCGCGAAGTCGGAACCCAGCTTGCGGCACTGCTCGATGCCGAAGCGGATCTGCTCGATGCGCGTGATGTTTTCGGCCATGAACGCCTTGGTCCAAGTGCCCTTGGCCGCGCCGATGGCATCCTTGTCAGGCCAGGCTTGCTTCCATGCTGGAAAGATCGCCATGAGCTCACGGAACAGCTGGTTGATAACGTGGACTGTGCCGGCGTCAATCGTCAGTGGCACGACCTCGGCAGATGGAACGTTCGGCAGTTGCTGCATGATGCTCGCTACAGACTTCATCAGAGACTCCCCATGTTTTCAGCCCAGCTGGTGTCGTCGAAATCCGGAGCCTGACCTTGGCCGGCCGCCTTGACTCGCTCACGCTTTACCCACTGCGCTAGGCGATAACACCAGCCATGCGCCGAATCGACAGTGCCCGGGCGGGCAGCGTAGAAACCCTTGAACGATCGAACTGCCGCGTCCGGCACCGAGTCTGCCGGGATGCCTGCGATTGCGATCTGGTCGGCCAAGGCTTTGGCGTTCGGCTCCCAGGCTGCGAACATTGCGAAGCGCTGGTTCGGTGATGGGCACTCAGCAGCGGCAAGGTCTTGCGCGGCAATCTCAGCAGCCAAGTCGCGCTGCTGCAGCTGCTCTTCGGCTCCTTGATGGTTAAGTGGTGTATTGGGTGCAGCTGCTGCACCCCGTTCCGCGTTTTCCTGCACCCCGTTCTGCTGTGAGCTGCACCCCGTGCGGTTATCTGCACCCCGTTCTTTACGGGGTGCAGCATTTGCACCCCGTTTAAGTTGGAGGTCGTACACGACTGGGCGGCGGTCGCGGCGCTCGATGTAGGCAGCAGCAATGGCCTGATTGCCTTCGGTGATGAAGCCTGCCTTCTCCAGCTCATCCAGCTTCAGGCGTACGGTGCGTTCGGAAAGACCTGTGTCATCAGACAGGGTTAGCGCAGACGGGAAAGCGCCACGGCCATCGCTACCGGCGTAGTTCGCGAGGCAAAGCAGCACATGACGGGCAGCAGGGTTTTCGAGGGAAGCCTTCGGCAGTGCTAGAGCCCATGACATAGCTTGAACGCTCACTGCGCAGCTCCAATGTTCTTTTCGGCCAGGTAGGTCAGGCCTTTCGGTGTGATCAGTGGCTGGTACGCGGCGCGATCGGCACCGGTCTCAGCATCAGGCTTGAGTTCTGTCACCTTGTGGACCATCAAGCCTTTGGTGATACGAGGTTGATATGCAGTCCAGCGTTTCGAACCACCGCGATGGAAGATCCACCGGTGAGCTTCGAGCCAGGCAAACAACTGGTTCGGGGAAACTTGCAGGTGCTTCGCAGCATCGCTGATGCAGATCGAGCCGCCAGCGGCAGCAAGACGATTGATTGCCGCGACCTTTGGGGCCTGATGGTCAACCAGCAACTGGAGCCGTTGACTCTCCTTCGCCTGATCAGCTGCTACTTGGAGCGCTTCCGCGTAGCTAGCCGGGATACTAAGACGGCCTGCGGCCTGATCTTCCAATTCCTGCCAGCGGTCTACGAGTCGCGCGGTAAACTCCGGGCTAAGCTGGGCCACCACTACGAAGCTGTCCCGCTTGCACAGGTGGTAAACGGACTCGGTGCGCGGACGCCCCAGCGAGTCCTTGGTCTGTTCGTCCCCCACTGGGGGTTGGACGATGGTGCCGCGCTGAACTAGGCGGTCGATGGATTGCTTGACCTTGTCGTGACGAGAATTGAGCAGGTCCGATATCTCACGCGACGACATGGACTGACGCGTCATGTTCTGCCGCATTGGGAAAACTGACGAGTCAGTGGCCCTATTGCTCTGGGTGTTGGTGGTGTGCATAATCGTACCTCACAAGTGTTGTTGAAGAAGCCGGTCTAGCCACCGGCTTTTTTATTGCCTGCGGTTTATGCAGCCCTGACGGATGCCTCAATCGAATCGATCTCACGCCGGATGTGCGCGATCTCTTTGCTGATCGACGCCTTCTCAATCTGGGTAACGTGGCCGTCTTCCAGCGCGTTGTGCACAGCCAACGTCAGGTCAGCGAATTCCTTTCCCACGAAAGCCAGCGCCGCCGGTAGAGCCTTCACTTCCGCCACTTCCTGCTTCACCAGTGAATAACCGAACTCGTCCAGCAGGGATGCCAGCACGATCGCGCGCGACTCTTCCGAAAGGTGGGTAAGAACCTGGCCGAACATTTCCAGATTCATGCGGTGCGCTTCACGGTTTGGGTTAGCGCAGTCCAGCAAGCGTGTTTCGTTTACGCCCATACGTTTTGCCAGTGCGGTACCACCGTCGGCCTTTACTTCCCGGTGCAGCGTTCTCTCGAAATGTTCCATTGCGAAAACCTCATCGTTTCTCGCGTGGCGGTGTGCCACCACGCATTGCAAAATGTTTCCAGTCGCAAAAATCACGAAGCGATGGCTGAGACCGGTGGAAAAACCTCGTCAAGAGTCACATCCGCTCCGCGCTGCTTGAGCGCCAACACGATGCGTCGACATTCATCAAGCCCGGGCTTGCGCCGCTCGTTCTCGTAATGTGCGATTGCGCCTTGAGTTACGCCGACCGATTCGGCCAAGGCCGCTTGGGTCATGCGCAGACTTTCGCGAATAAATTTGAGGTTCGACATTACGGATCTCCGAGTGTATGCCCGGGAATATTACGTTTAGTAATTTTCAACCGCAAGCAGAATTACAGATTGTCAGTGTGAGACAACCCTACAGGACGTAATAATCTCCAGATGAAAAAGTGGTATGAGCTGGCTAAAGCCAGGATGAAAGAGACGGGAATCACCCAGGAGAAGCTCGCCGAGCACATTGGCGTCAGCCAAGGTGGTGTCGCGCACTGGCTAAGTGGCAGACGAGAACCTTCCCTTGAAGTCATCGGGCAGGTGCTGAAGTTCTTAGGTTTGCCTGAAATGTCGGTAGGCCGCGGTACCGATGCAGGCCTGTTTGAAGATGGCTCCAATGTTGAGCCAGGCCCGCCTATAACGACCGCTGCACGAAGGATCGACATCATGGGGACGGCGCAGATGGGCCCGGACGGCCACTGGGTCGGCCTTGATGACGCTGGGGGATGGGTTGAGACCTGGTCGCGCGACACCGACGCCTACGCTTTGCTTCTACGCGGGGATTCAATGGCGCCCGCGATCCGCAGCGGCTGGGTGGCGGTCTGTGAGCCGAACCACCGGCTCGTGCCAGGCGAATACGTGATGGTGACAACTACCGACGGCCAAAGCATGGTTAAGGAATTGCTGTTCCAGAACGATACAGGTGTGAGCCTGATGTCGATTAACGCTGCTTACGAGCGCCGGACGATACCCTGGACGGAGATTGAGACCATCCACTACGTGGGTGCCATTCTTGGGCCCAGCAAGGTACTTGGTAGAATTTAGCCCACGGGCGTAGTCGGCGCCCGGCTATCAAATGGCAAGCACGATGAGCACGGAAGGTCACTAATGCCTCTGAGCATTACAGCTGTAGAAATAATTAGGCAGAGCCACCAAGGTTATTCGATCAAGCCCTTTATAGTCCGTGGGGACGATGGCTTTACCTACTTCGTCAAGGGGCTCGCTAAAGCAGGCGGTCCCGCGCTGATTTCGGAGGTGCTAGGTGCCGAGCTAGGTGGAATGCTAGGACTTCCTATACCGCCTTGGGGTTTGATGGAAATCCCTGAAAAGCTCATATCCTTCAGTGCTATGCCCAGCATTAGCGACTTGGGAGGCGGGATAGCGTTTGCTTCCAGAGCGGTCGAGAACGCATCTGACTTTGTACTTAGTCACATCGACAGAACACCCATCGAGCTGCGCCGGCGACTACTGCTATTCGACTGGTGGCTCCGAAATGGCGATCGCTGCTTGGGTGAGCGTGGGGGAAACGTGAACCTAATACTTGACTCGAGGGGCGAGCTGGGCGTCATCGATCACAACCTCGCGTTCGACCGAACTTTCGACAGCGACGATTTTTTGGAAGGGCACGTTTTCCGAGACTGCAGGTCCTTCTTTAGAGACTATGTTGTTCGTCAGGAGTACGTTCAAATCCTTGGCGATGCGCTGGATACATGGGATACGATCACGGCCCTTTTACCAGATGACTGGATTTATCGGGATGCCGACAATATCGACCTCACCGAGCCTACCATCGCTGAAAGGCTAGAAATGCTGGAAGTGTTCAGGGAAGAGCGGTTCTGGGGAGCATTATGAAATACATCTGTAACTACTCGATCCTACGGTTCTTGCCTTACCCCGAAACAGGCGAATTCGTAAATATTGGAATCGTCCTGATTGCCAATAATGGTGACTTTCGGTTCAAAATCGAGAAAAAAAGGCAGCGCATCACCAATTTCTTCCCCAGCCTAGACTCCAAAATTCTGATCCGAGCGCGCGGCGAGGTTGAGCGCGAGCTTACCCGCCTGAGCGGCTTCTTCACGCACAATCGCGACGATGTCGCCATGTTGCTTGGTGCGTTTAAGCACCTCATTCACCCTCGTGAGACGATGATGAGGTTCAGCGATCCCGGCACTCTCGCAACGGACAATTCGAACGATGCGCTTACCAGGCTTTTTGATCACTACGTTAACCACAGCTTCGCTACCAAGGAGTATCAGGAAACCCAGCTAGAACGCCAGCTGGGAAGCCTTCTTACCTCCTCCAACCTGAAGCAGCGTTATAGCGAGCAAAAACTTGGCACTGTGGATTATCCAGTTAAATTCCCTTTCGTCATGATGCTCGGTGCCATGCCCGTTCAGGCACTCAAGCCTTTGCATTTAGGACACGACGAGTACTCGAAGATCATCGAGCATGGCGATGCATGGATCTCGAAGATGAGAAGACTTAACGCTGCTGGTCAGCTGGCGCAGGACACTTTGTTCGTGGCAGGACCGCCAGAAGATGGCAAACCAAGGCTCCTGAAGGGGTACCGGGAGATTTGCGAGGAGCTCAAGCAATTCCCTGGCGTGAGAGTAACTAGCAGTGCAGAAAGCCGTGCGAATCTGCTACAGCAGATCCAGATAGGCATACCGGACACAGTCCACTGAAATTACTGAAGCCCGCGCAATGCGGGCTTTTTTTGTGCTCGGACGCCGAAAGAGCACATCTGTACTCCTTCCTCTTGCGAATCCTCCTACGATAAAATACTGTGCATCCATACAGTAAATGGAGGTACACAGTGGCAAAGGCAAACTCGCTTCCCCCCGCATCACAAACCACTTACGGCACTCTGGGCATCCGCGTCCAGGCGGTGATCAATTCCCCCAAAGCGCAGAAAGAACGGTCCGCACTGCTGGAGCGATTCCCCAGCGATCGGCCTGAGGACTGGGATCAGCTCCTCGAGGAGATATCCGAGAACGACAACGTGACGATCGCCCACCGGGACGACGGCAACGTGCAGGTCTTCTGGACCGTGCCGAAGGAAGACTGAAAATAAGTTCTCCCCCTGCCCGCTGCGTGCGGGCTTTTTTACGCCCGCAGAAAAATATTACGCAAAGTATTGACCTGTAATATTACAGCGCGTAATGTTCACCCATCGCAGCGACACACCACTGCGCCACGCTCTTTAACAACCAGCGGCAACAAATCAACAGACCGCATTGCCTCTACCGGCGACCGGCGATCAGACAGGTGAACGAGGAAAGCCTGCCAACGACAGGGAGAACCCTGGACGGCTGATCGATGACGAAGCGTCAGAACCGCGCGAATGACCCGGGCAAGCAATGCAAACCGCGAATCCCAGCGGCAGAGGGGAGATACACCGAACAGAATTAGCGGTCCCGATAGCCTCGGCTGGGAACGCCGGACCTCATGCACCCTGCCCCACTCAGTCGGGCATATCGCGCTGCAGCGTGCATGTTGTAAGGACCTGTGATGCGCCACCAAAAGATGCTCATTGAGGTGGCGAGTAGGAAGCGCAACGCCCAAACCACCGAGAACTCAGAGCCTGCAATCAGCAGCGGGTAACGGGCGGCGCCAGTGCCGAGTACTGGATGACAGCCGGGAAGAGACCGGCACCTGATTTCGCCGATTGGCCTTGGCAACAGGGCCAGACGGGAAATCACCCAAACCCGAGGTATCGATATGTTCGGCAAACTGTTTGGCAAGAAAGGCCGTGAAGCACGCGCCGCAATGGGCGTTATACAAAACCGCGATCTGATGCAGGCGATTGTTTACGGCGCCTTCTACGTCGCCGCCGCCGACGGCGAGGTCAGCGAGGACGAGCTGAAGAAGGCAGAAAAGCTCATCGCCAACACGCCGCAGCTCAAAGGCTTCGGGCCGGAGCTGTCCAACACCATGGACCGCGCTGAGAAAGACTTCCACGACGGCGGCCATCGCATCCTGCGCATGAACGCCGAGAAGGAGCTGAAGGATCTGGCTCACTCGCCAGAAGAAGCCCAGGTCGTCATCAACGTCATGCTCACCATCGCGGAAGCGTCCGGCGACATCGACGACAAGGAAATGGCAGTGCTGGAAAAAGCCGCCAAGCTGATGGGCCTTTCGCTGAAAGACTATCTGTAATGCCCCTACTCAGCGAGATGGTGAAGCGCCTGCGGGCGCTTCTCATCGTGGCTTTGCTGATCGGCGTGGTGGTGATCGACTCCGTGTCGCGGGTGATCAGCATCTGCGCTGACGGATTTCTCGCCGCGCTCGTCCTTCTGTTGGTCTGGCCGCTGATCCGGGCAAGAAAGTGAAGCCAGCTCAAATCGCCTACACGATCACAAGCGATGACAGCGACGCCGATTTCGATGGCGAGCTGTATCAAGGACTGCTGCATGCGGTACGCCATTTGAGCAGCGAGGAGCGGGCGAGGTTGATCGATGACCTGCAGGCCGCCCACGCCGAAATCGAAGGCACCAATCGATAAACAACCAGCGCCAGCGTCAGCCTGACGTTAACTGCCCGATACCTGGAACGCTTCAACGCGGACCAGGCTGCATCGGAGTGTGATCCGGTTGCGACGGAGGCTCCGCCACGATGGCGGGTCGGCGGATTGGATTAGATCACACCCCGATGCGGACGAGCCCACACCGCGAAAGCGGCCCCCTGCATCACCCTTCCTATAGGTGGCCACTGCCTCACCAGTGAGCGAACAACGGAGGATTGCAGCCATGTAAATGACATTGACCCGGCCTACCGCATCAGGCGGCGCCGGCAAGCAAGGCTCACGTAGGGAGGCCTCGTGAACCAGCGAAATGAAAGCCCCACGTCGATGGGGCTTTTTGCGTCCGCTCCTACAGCGTGACTCAGCGTTTTCGGGGATCAGCACCCAGTTGACTCTGAATATCCCCCACTCCGCTCCTGCAGCGTTTACCCGTCAGCACTCTCCCCTGCGCCCAATCGGCCTATGCCAGGCGGCCAGAGTGCTGACGAGTACACGCACCGAACTGAGGAAAGGACATGCACCCACAAATCCAACAACGCGTGGATGGCCTGAACGCCATGCGCGCTCGCACTCAACTCGCCACCGCGGAGTTTTACGCCATGATCGGTAAAGAGCCGCCGGCCCAGCCCATCCGCTTCCAGGTTGTTGCTAAGGGCACAAGCGCCTACCACGTCGTGGAGATCGCAACCGGTAAGGTGGTCGGCTTCCGTTTCAGCTGGAAGGAAGCGGTCAACTTCGCCCAGGTCCTCGAGTCTCGCGCTGACGGGGTAGTCGTCGTCCTGTCGCCAGCGGTGCTGCAATGATCGGTGAGAGCGTGCCGGACCAGCACAAGCAGGCGATCGAGCAGTTGACCGCCCAGATCGATCACTTCCTCGCGACCGGTCACCGGATCCAGCATATCGAGCAAGGCGCCAGCGCCAATGCGCCGCTGCTGGGCACCACGAATCACCTGGAAACACTCAAGGCGAAGCGGGCCAAGCGTGCACCGCGGATTCGTGAGTTGGCCAAGGCGGGCTTGAGCGCGCGAGCCATCGGCATGAGGGTCGGGATTGACACCCGTACCGTCGCACTCACCGCCAAAGAGCACGGCATCACCTTCACCACAGCCAACTGATGCGGCGCCTATTCAAATGCGCCAACCAGCGCAGGCGGCAGACCTGGCTCGACATGCCAGCGCACCAGATCGGAGATCCACGCAATGGAACAGACAGCAGCCGCAAAGCACGCGGCAGCTTACCGGCAGAGGCAGAAGGAAAAGAAAACCCAGCTGGGAATAGCCACCGTCACGATTGAAGTCGCGCAGGGCATCGCCGCGCAGCTTCCTGAATTCCTCAAGCTGCACGGCTTCGACAACGCGCAAGAGCTATATCAGACGCTGGTGCTGTACGTGCTCAGGGCCACCGAGGAAGAAGCTGCTCGGGTGCTCAAGCCTCACACGTCAGGTTTTGTCATTACTGCAAACATAACGCGTCAATTGAAAGCGGCTGGACTGGCCGAGGTAGACCCAAATGCAGACGAAGAATGATCTCACCTCGGCGCAGGCAGAGACGCTGGCCTTCATAAAAAGCTATATCGCCCAGCACGGTTACTCGCCTACATTCGCCGAAATCGCCAAGGCCCAGCAGGTAAACGTCAACGCTATCGGCGATCGCGTCGCGCAGTTGGTAAAAAAGGGGGCGGTGACCAAAGCTGACGGCATCGCTCGCAGCATACGGCCCGTCACGCTGGCATAACACTTATGATCAGATGTTACGCCAGCGGGACTGCTGCTCGCTCTACCGCCACAAAATAAGGGCTGACCATCGGATTTATCCTATGAGCGTGGGTGACCGCGCATAGCTCGGATTAATGCTCAGCCGATGATTTGTTCAATTCCTTTCAGCGCTTCAACCGCCGCACTTTTCTGCTCAGGACCACCAGGGCCATTGCTACCTAACAGCGAGCTTTTCACGTCAGCCAACAGTTTATGGATGTTGGTTCCGTTCGCCTGAGCCTCAAGCACTACCGCTGCTATGAGGTGCTCTAACGCATTGATTCTGGCCTCTTGACTCATTACGACTCCTTGATCCGGCCCCATGCCGGTCCCCACGTATAGCCCACTAACCACCTAATCGCCACAGGGGCGTCGAGCTCACCAGCCCGACCAGAAAGCACACCAAGTGTCATACGCTATGGGAATCAGCTGAAATACTGCTGCACATGCAGCTGCCAAGGCTCCTTTAGATCCTAAGCTGCTCTGCAACCTGGAGGTGGCGAAAATGGCGATTTCCTTACCATCTGCCTCCATGCCGATATCATCAGTTCCAGGCGTAATGCTGGAAAGAGATACCTCAGCTTTGGATGAGCGATACCAAAAAGCGCAGGAAACAAAACCAGAAATAACAGAGGCCAACCCGCATAAAGCTTTCCCTGCAACTATCAATTCCATCTCGATTCCTTGACTCGGTCACCTGCCGGTCACCACATATAGCCCAACGCTGTCCTGGATGCGAGATCGCAGACAACAAAAAAGGCACCTGCAGAACAGATGCCTTCTACCGGATTATGCAGGGATAAAGCCCCGCTCCGGCATTGTCATTAAACCTCACCACCAACCTATCTGCCACCGAACTTTCGGAGGCTTTCGCATGGAGCATTGCCATGGACAAGAACACCAAGATCCTGATCCCGGAGATACCCGGCGAGTGGACCCAGCGCCAGCGTAACGGCAGCCTCAACGTATGGAACGGGGCGGATCATCACAGATTTCACCGTACCACCACCGACCTGCCTGAAGTCAGCCTGCGGCCCCCGGAAAACGGCCTGTACGCCGAGCGAATCGATGGCTCATGGTACTGGGTTTCTGGTTGCGCCAAGTGCAATGGAACCGGCGAGAAGTACAGCTACGTGACGTGCGATAAGCACAACGTTTGCCGCCTGTGCAGCACCCACCGCTCGAAGCTCACGGAAACACCGTGGGGCCATCCTGATGGGTTCACCTGTAAGCCTTGTCAGGACGCAGAAGACGCCGTTGCGAAGGCCGAAGCGCTG